AAACCGGAAGAAAAAAAGGGACTCTTTACAAAACTCAAAGAAAACATAGATGACCATGAAGAGCAGATGCAGATACTTGGGGCGATGGTTCGTCTCGGTGTGGTGATCTGGTCAGGATTTATCATCACCTTAAATTATGTTGAATTACCTATGGTCAAGAAGTCAAATACTTCAGCCGATATCACGTTCGTTGCTTCTGTGTTTACTGGAGCACTTGCGACTTTCGGACTAACTACAGGTAATGGTAAAAAAGACAAAGAAAAACCAAAGACATGAAGAAACTGATTCTTCTCTTAGCATTGTTATCACCCGCAGTTGCAAGAGCTAATACT